TCTTTTGGAACCCGGAAAGAGCTTTGTCCGCGTTATACAAAGCATTGGGCGAGGCATTAGAAGAGCAGAAGATAAAGACCATGTAGAGATTTGGGACATCACCTCTACCTGCAAATACGCTAAACGACATCTTACTGAACGTAAGAAATTTTACAAGGACGCAAAATATCCGTTCACAGTAACAAAGGTAAACGTATGAGTGAAAAAAAACTAACAGAAAGTGCTTGGCCGTATATTAAAAATTTTAGAACTTATATTGATATAGGAGCAAGCACTGGTAAGACTTCAGTTCCTTTTATTGACAAGTTTGAAAAAATTTATTGTTTTGAACCTAATCCTAACAGTTTTAAAGAACTATTAAAATTCCCTAAATTAATATGTCATAACTATGCATTGGGAGAAACCGGTGAAACAAAGTTATTGATTATGAATGATACTACACATAATCCTGAACACGGATCTTTGTCTGAATTAAGAAACAAAGATTGGGTTAACGGAGAACAATACGAGGTAGAAGTAAAACGACTTGATGATTTTAAATTTGAAAATGTTGATTTTATTAAAATAGATACAGAACAATATGAGTTGCAAGTTGTCACTGGTGGGATAAAAACAATTAAAAAACATCGGCCAACAATATTCTTTGAAAACAAAAGAGGTGAGGCAAATCAAGTAATTCTTCTGCTGTTAGATCTCGGATTTACAGTAAGAAAATGGAAGAGCGATACAATCGCATATTATACGGATTAACACAATGAAAATACTAACATTAAACAATAGATCTTTCGATCTAAACGAATTACCAGACGAGGTAGATGAAGATACAAGATTTAGTGTATTAGACAATTCAAATCCTCAGGAACCAGATTTCTTTTTCATGCCATTGATATTTTTAGAGTCATTCAATTCACCGGCAATACTGCTGCGTATAGGCGGACACGAAGTGCAGATGCCCCTAGATTGGTGTATGGTAGTAGGTGATAAAGAATGTGGATTAGATCCAGAAGTCTTACCATTGACTAGTATAAACGAACGGGGATTTGATGCACTAGTGTTTAATCCCATCAAAGGCTTCAAGACGGATTTTTTACCCATAGAAATCATAAACATCTTCCAAGATGTACGCTGGTATTTTCCTAAAATGAAAAACGGGCAATTACTAACTGTTCCCTTGCACGATGATCCTAACCCCCCTTGTGTGTTTTTCGTCAAAGAAGTTAGCAGGCAAAGTGAAGTTGTACAATTACACAAGTTGGTTTGAAATAAATACTCAGTTAATTTTAAAGGGGATAGCATGAAAGCAGGAAAAGTATGGGGACAAACAGAATTGCTAGAAGCCAACGGTGTGTTAGAATTCCACCGGATCGAAGCTATGGCTGGTGGTGTGTGTTCCAAGCATAAACATAAATTTAAATGGAATGGATTCTTTGTTGAATCTGGAGAAATGATTATCCGTGTTTGGAAAGGCGATTACAATCTTGTAGACGAAACACTTCTTAAGGCAGGCGAATATACAAAGGTTGCTCCGGGTGAATATCATCAGTTTGAAGCGGTCACTGACTGCATTGCCTTTGAATTATATTGGGCTGAATTTGATCACGATGATATTGAACGAGAAACTGTTGGATATATAGGGAGCAAATAAGGGTCGTATAAATGAAAATAAAAATTTTAACAACACTAAGTCAAGAATATTGGGATTACACCGGCCAATACACTGTAAAGTTTTGGGAAAATTTTATGCCCGAGGATTGGGAATTATGGTTACACGACACCCCAGAGTTGGGGATAAAGTATACCAAATCGATTCCAACCAAAGACAAGTATTCATGGTTTATCGAGGCTGAAAAAATTGCCGGCTCAATACCAAAAGATTTGCATCCGTCCGGATATTATAGAGAATGGAAAAAATTTAGTCATAAATCTTTTGCGCAATGGGAAGCATACGAAGCTGATCCTACTGGCGTTTTAGTATGGCTCGATTCCGATGTTTTGATAAAAAAGAAGCTTGACGAATCTGTGATAATTCGTGCGCTAAACGGAAAATTTTGCGGGTATCTTGGGATAGATAGAGTAGACACATTAACAAACAAAAAACTTGCATCATACGGAAGATTAAATGTAGAAACCGGAATAATAGTATATGATTTGGATCACCCTGTCGCTAAAAAGTTTTTTGAAATACAAAAAAATATCTATTTAACCAACGAATCTTTTAAATTATATGACTGGGCCGACACTGGTGTTTTTGAAGAATCAATGATTCGTACTGGTAAAGAACATTTTCACGATATCACCGGTCATTTACCGCCCACAACTGCACCGATGCCTATTTCTTTTTTAGATGACTATATCGATCATTGGATAGGACAGGCTGGTAAAGCAGAGCGGACAGATCATATAGGTCAAGCACTAAAAAGAAAAATGATACGAAGAGGAGTTTTAAAACAATAATGAAAATATTGTTAACCGGCCACAAAGGTTTTATAGGAAGTCATTATCATAATCTGATCAAAGAAAACAACGAAGTTTTCGTAGTTGACAAAATATTAGGTGAGGATCTTTGCGATAAATCAATAACACAAAATCTACCTGATGTGGATGTGATAATTCACATGGCTGCAACTAATGGAACTAAGTTATTTTATGAAATTCCTACAGAAGTTTCTTTTAATAATACTATTCCGACATTTAATCTTGTCGAACGCTACGCTGGAACTAATACAAAATTTATATTCACTAGCACATGTGAAATTTTTAATGGGGCCATAGACGACGGATTGTATCCTGTTCCTACAGATGAAAATGTTCCTGTGATGTTTAAAGATGTAACAAATCCTCGATGGAGTTATAGCTTACCAAAAGCTCTTGGTGAAAATTTAGTAGCGAACAGTGGCCTGCCTTGGGTCGTTATACGTTATTTTAACATATACGGTCCAGGCCAAAAAGATCATTTTATTTCAGAGTTTGTAGAACGGGTCGCTAAAGGAGAATACTATCTCAAAGGTGATGATACTAGATCATTTTGCTATGTGCAAGATGCAGTTAATATTACTGATCAATTAGTTAGTCATGCCAATAATGAAATAGTTAATGTTGGCAAGCAAGAAGAAGTAACAATCAGCGATGTCGCAAGAATTATCATGGACATCATGGAGGTTGATCCCAACAAACTTGAGATACTAACTAGTCCTCTTGGAAGTGCAAAAAGACGTTGTCCTGATACTTCTAAAATGTTAAAGTTAACAAACTACCAATATATGTTTAATCTAAAACACGGATTAAAACTTACAGTGGATTCATTATTATGAAAATTGGCATTATAGGATTAGGTGCAGTTGGTTCTGCAAATAAACAAGGATTTGAGCATCTAGGGCACGAAGTACTGGTGCATGATATAAAACTTGATACAACAATACGAGATGTGTTATCAACAGAAATTAACTTTATCTGTGTGCCGACACCTAGTGCAGATGATGGTCAGTGTGATACCGCTATCTTAGAATCAGTCATACAAGAATTAGATGACAATAACTATAACGGAATCATAGCTATTAGAAGCACTGCTGTTCCCGGCTTCACACAGAGCATGATAGAGAAACATAAAACTCTAGCAATTTGTTTTGTTCCTGAATTTTTAAGAGAACGGTGTGCAGCCGACGACTTTATAAACAATCACAAATTATTGGCTGTAGGAACCTTTGATATCTGGGTTTTTAGAAAGGTAGTAAAAGCTCACGGAAATTTACCAGAGCATACTGAACATCTAACGCCAACAGAAGCAGAAGTATTGAAATATTTCAACAATGTCTATGCCAGTCTTCGTGTAACTTTTGCAAATGTCATGTACGAAATATGCGAAAAATTAAATTGTGATTACACAACTATAAAAAATTCATATATTAAAACAGGTAAAGCTGTAGACATGTACTTGGATGTGTCTGATGGACTTCGAGGTTACGGCGGCATGTGTTTACCTAAAGACACCAAGGCGTTGGCAAGATTAATGGAAAAATTAGATTTAGATCTAAATTTGATATCGGCGATTGATCGGGATAATTCTAAATTTAAGAAAACAGTGTTCAACGGAATGAGAGAATAAATGGGAAAAATAGTCGCTTATCTAGGTGCTGCAACATCAGCCTGCCTAGCTTTAGATATAAAATCTGATACCGGCACATATCTAGAAACTGGTGTCCACAAAGGAAGAAGTATGATGTTTTTTGCAGACAACTTAATAACCAAGGTAAAAAAACTACATTTGATAGGCTATGATGTTTTCGATTTAGAAACTGACAATTTCCATCTTCAAGAGGACAATGGTATGTTTGGGCGAGGTGGAAATTTCAACGAATGTTTTAATAATTTAACTCAACTGTCAACTTCAAATCCAAATATTAGTTTTGATCTAGTGAAAGGTTATACCAAAGACACTTTACAACCAACAAAAGTAGATTGGGCCTACATAGATGGAGGACACAGCTATGAAACAGTTAAATGGGACCATGAGCAATTAAAAGATTCTAGAGTTATTGTGTTTGATGATGTAGATTTATCCGGAGTGAATAGATATCTTTGGGAAATAAAGGATCAATATAATATCTATAGTCTTTGTGT